TTTAGCCAACCACCAATCTTTTCTGGATAACCAAGACGAAATCTAATTTTATCACCATCTACCCATCCGCCCTCATTTGAGTAGGAGGTAACATCCTTATTAATTCCAGCCTTGAATTGTAATTTTTGTAACGGCATAGCATACCTATGATGGCTGTGTTACAGATGATGAACTATAAAAAGTTCCGCCCAAAACGCGAGCGCCCTTACCATAGCTGGGAGGGTTAGTAACCTTAAATCCAAACCATGTATAGCCAGCACTATTTGCGGCACTTACATTATTTGTGGCTAATGTAATAATGCCCACGTTATAGCTGCCACCTGTATAGGTAAGAGAATTTATAGTTCCGTCTGAGTTCCATGAAATACTATAACTTCTGGCTCCACCTGTGCTACCACTAGACCCAGCGTTCCACGCCGCTACCACATTAGTTACCGCACTGCTACTTGTACCACCGTACAAAATAACATTGTTGTTGTAAGCGGATGTATCTTCGTTTTGTGAAATTGAAATACTCGCACTGGTAATAAAACCAGTTCCTGCACGAAAAACTGGTTGCCAAGCTACAGCATTTGCAACGGCAGATATGCTTGAAGGTGCGGCTGTACTGCTTTGTGAGGTTACGCCAAATCCGTTTTCGTTAAACAGATAAGACATCCAAACTCTTATGTCTCTTGTTTGGGTTCCAGCAGATGAATAAAAGTCACTAAGGCTAATCGCCCCAACCGAAGGCACTGCAACATTTGCGGCATTATCAGGAACATTGGCTCCAGCCCGATAATACTCGCTTAATCCGTCAGGCGTAGAACCACCAAAATTTGTTCTAAGCTGAGATATACTAATTTGACCGGAATCAGGTAGAGCCATCTTATATACTTCCAAACCCTGTTACATCGTCAATAGAAGTTATTGCGCCAGTAGAAGCTATTTTAGCCTTCGCCGTGCCACTATAGGAAAATACTAGATTGTTGCTTCCATCAACAGAAATGGTCCAATTACCAAGTGTAAATGTACTGCCGCTAATCGGTACAGTTGAGAAACTTAAAACACCCGAACCATTTGTTTGCAGGTACTGACCATTTGTGCCGTCTGCTTGTGGATAAGATAAGCCATCAAGCACAACCGAGCCTGTGCCATTAGGTGTGACGCTAATGTTTCCATTTACGCCATCGGCTATAGCAATAGTTCCGGAGTTAGTGCCGCTGTTTGTGCTTAGTGTTAGGTCGCCTGTGCCGTTTGTTGTTATTGTAGCATCTGCGTTATTATCGCCAACTCTAACTGTGTCAGCGTCAAGCTGAACATCACCTGTGCCGTTTGGCGCTATCACCACATTGCCATTGCTGGTTGATGTAATGCTGTTGCCATTTACATCTAGGTCCGCTGATAACTGTGGGCTTGCATCGTTAACCAAGTCTGTCGGCGGTGTTAGTGATTTAAATTTACCGCTGGAAGCTCCCCCGCCATCTCCAGTTACAGCTTGAGTTGCGCCAGATGCAATCTCTACTCCATTAGATGTAGAGTATGTGTTGCCTTTATAAATTATTCTACAGGCTGCATCAGTTTCGTTT